AACGCTTCACGGCGCCGGTTCGCCGACGGGACGATCCAGTTCCTCTGGGAGGCCGCGGCAACTGCGTTCGAGGTGATCGTGGATCGGCCGACGAGCCGTTCGGGCGAGTCGCCGGCGCGTCTGGTGGTCGANCCGCGGTCGGTGCCGTTCCTGCGTGAGGACATCAACGACCAGGCTGCGGCGCTCACCCAGGACGCGCAGACCATCGCCGCCCTGGTCCGTGAGGGCTTCACCCCGGAGTCGGCTGTCGCGGCGGTCCGTGCGGGTGACTGGTCGCTCCTCAAGCACACGGGCCGCGTTTCCGTCCAGCTCCAGACCCCCGGCGAGGCGCCGGCAACGACAGGAGGCAGCGATGCCTGAGATGTACCGTTACCGGGCGCGTCTGCCCCAGCCCGGCGAGGGCAAGAGCCCTCGCGCCGAGCTTGCGGTGGCCACCGAGGGCACCACTGCCACGATGTACCTCTACGACGTCATCGACGACTGGGGCGGCTACTGGGGTATCTCCGCGAGCGAGGTCGCCGAGGCGCTGGCGGACCTGCCGTCGGACGTCGACACGATCCAGCTGCGCATCAACTCGCCGGGCGGCAGCGTCTTCGAGGCGATCGCGATCAAGAACCTGTTGGCGTCGCATCACGCCAAGGTGGTCGCGGTCGTGGATGGTCTCGCGGCGTCGGCTGCGTCGTTCATCGCCGTGGCCGCCGATGAGGTGGTCATGGGCGAGAACTCCGAGCTGATGATTCACGACGCCCACGCGATCGCCTGGGGCAACGCCGAGGCGTTCAGTCGGTGGAGTGATGACCTCGACCGGGTCAGCGACAACATCGCGTCGATCTACGCCAAGCGCGCCGGCGGCACCGCTGCCGAGTGGCGCGCGGTGATGGTCGAGGAGAAGTGGTATCCCGCCGAGGAGGCCGTGAGCGCGAAGCTCGCGGACCGGGTCGGCACGCCCGATGAGGGCGGCACAAGCAACGCGCTGGACTCCCGCCGTCAGTTCGCGGCCGAGCTCAGCGCGATCCGTCAGGCCGGAGTGCCTGCGGGCCAGGTCGCCGCGGTGGCGATCAGCAACACCAGCACCACCCCCAGCACGACCGAGGAGAAGACCAGGCACCAGGCGGAGACGGCTCCGTCTGGAACGGCGGAGTCCGGCGCCGAGTCCCGATCCACGGAGCCCAGCAACTCATCCACCACTCCTGAAGGAGACGACATGCCCAGCATGACGATCGAGGAGCGCGAGGCTCGGATCACCGAGATCAAGGCGCGACTCAAGGACATCGACGCGGCCAACGCCGGCGACGTCCTCCAGCCCGACGACCAGACCGAATGGACCTCGCTCACCGACGAGCGGTCCCAGCACGAGGAGGCCATCGTCGCGCAGCGTGCGCGCACGGCCGAGCTCGAGGCTGCCGCCGAGAACGAGGCCGCGGCCGAGAACGGTCACACGACCGCTGCCCGCTCGCAGGCGTTCAGCAAGGCGGCCCCGGCCGTCCACGTCAAGCCCGACAACATCTACGACACCGCGGCCATCCGCGACCGGTCCCGCTCTCGCGGCGAGATGGTCAAGGGGCTGCGGGACAACGCCATGCGCGCGGTTGAGATCGCGAAGTTCCCGGGTGCTGACCGCGAGGAGGCGCAGGATCGCGTCTCGAAGATGGTCGACAAGTTCGCCAACGAGAACGACCAGACCCTGGCGCTGCGGATCCTCAACACCGGCTCGGACCTGTACGACCGGGCGTTCGGCAAGGCCGTCAAGGCGATGTCGACCGGCAGCCTCGACCCGCAGGAGATCAAGGCCCTCACCCTCGGCTCGGACCAGGACGGCGGCTACGCTGTGCCGTTCCAGCTCGACCCGACCGTGATCCTGACCTCTTCCGGCTCGGAGAACCCGCTGCGGCAGGTTTCGAGGGTCGTGCAGATCACCGGCAAGAAGTGGGAGGGTCTGACCTCCGCCGGGATCACCGTGACCCGCAAGGGTGAGACCGACGAGGCCACGAACGACGCTCCGTCATTCGCTCAGCCCGTCGTCGACACCTCGCGGGCGGACGGGTTCGTTCCGTTCTCGATCGCGCTCGAGGCGTCGTGGACCGAGCTGCGTGACGAGCTGACGATGATGCTCTCGGAGGCCAAGGCCGACGAGGAGGCTTCCTCGTTCGTCACCGGCGCCGGTACCGCACTCACCACGGGCGGCACCCTCCCGCAGGGCATCCTGACCGGTCTGTCGGCCACGACCACCAGCTACGTTGTGGTGGCCGCGACCGGGGTTCTGGCGCTGGCCGACCTGCGCAAGGTGAAGTCGCAGCTTCCGGAGCGGTTCCGGGGCAACACCGGCTGGCTNGCCGCNGACACGTTCTACGACCAGGCCGACTCGCTGATCACCCAGACGACCAGCGATGACATCGCGANGGCGACTGGCGAGGCGCTGCTGTCGAAGCCGAAGTACCAGGCTTCGGCGATGCCGGACTACTCGACGACCGCGAACGCCAACCTGGCGATCTACGGCAACTTCCAGCGCGGCTTCATCATCGTCGACCGGATCGGCATGAACGTCGAGCTGGTGCCGACCCTGTTCGGCGCCAGTGGCCGTCCGACCGGTCAGCGAGGGATCTTCGCCTACTGGTTCAACGGTTCGAAGCTGCTCGTTCCGGGCGCCTTCCGACTGCTGCGCCAGAAGTGAGAGGGGAACACCTATGACTGCGATCGGTGGGCGCAAGCTCAACGTCAAGATCACGGGCGGCACGCCTTCGAGCGTGCTGTTCGCCGGCTACCTCACGAACGCGCGGTTCAACGCGGCCGACTCCGACAGCGACACCGTGACGTTCACGGATGCGCTGGCGGGCGGCAGCAAGGCGTACTTCTTCCAGGGCACTGCGCTCCAGGACGACTCCGCCGACTCCAACGCGTTCTGGACGTTCGTGGAGACCAATGCGGGTGTCGATGTCGTCGTCACGGTGATGCCGCAGGGCAACACCACGGCGTCGACCACGCAGCCGCACCGGACCGCCACCTGCACTGTTGCCGCGTTCGACGGCGACTACTTCGGCGGCGAGGCGAACTCCTCGGCAACATTCAAGAACACGTTCGACTTCAGCTGGGCGGCTGCGGCCAAGCCCACGAAGANGACGAGTTGATCCCTNTGGGTGACACGTCGGGCCGCGGGCGCAACCCGTCCGCGGCTCGGCGTCCCGAAGGTGACGCCGTGGTCGTGATCCCGTTTCGGGATCGCGGGATCGACCCGCTGCGGCAGCGCAACCTCGACCGGGTGCTCGACTGGTGGGCTGATTCGCCGTGGCCCGTCCTGGTCGTCGACGACGGCCGCAGCGGGGATGCGCAGTTCAACCGGTCGGCGGCCTACAACAACGGGGCTGAGGCTGCCCGGAATGCCGGCGCTGACGTGGTGATCTACACCGAGGCGGACATGCTGATCCCGCACGGTCAGGTCGCCGCCGCCGTGCGGGCATCCACTACGGCGCCCGGGCTAGTGGTGCCGTTCACGGTCTACCGCTATCTATCGCCCCAAGACTCCCAGAGCGTCCGCGACGACGCGCTCAACCACACCCTCGGGGACCCGACCGGACTGAAGGCGCTCGTGCCCGAGTCTGAGATGGACAACGGCGCATCCATGGGCGCTGTCAACGTCGTCACCCTGGCCTCTGTCGACGCGATCGGCGGATGGGACGAGAACTTCGAGGGCAACTGGTACGACGACAACGCGATGGAGCGCGCGTTCGCGGTCTGCTGCGGCGTCCGTCGCCATGTCGCCGGGCCCGCGTGGCACCTGTACCACCTTCCGGGTTGGGCTGGCGACCACCTCACAGAGGCAGACCGCGCCGCCACTGAGGCGAACCGGCTGCGGTGGGAGCGGTACGCGGCCGCGATCACCCCGGACCAGATCCGCGCACTGACTGGAGAGAACCGTGGCGAAGAGCACCGCACCCAAGGCCGCCACGCTCAAGACGTTTCCGCACTTTGAGGGNTGTCTCGACCACGCCCTCGGGATGGTCGGACAAGGCACGGCTCTGGAGTTCGGCGTGGCAGGCGGGCTCTCACTTCGCCGCATCGTCGCCGCGATGCCCCCCGGGTCCCGGGTGGTCGGGTTCGACTCGTTCGAGGGTCTGCCGGAGCACTGGCGCGACGGGTTCGGCGTCGGCGCGTTCCGGTCCGTCCCGCCCGTGGTGCCGGGTGCTGAGCTGGTCGTGGGGCTCTACGACCAGACGCTCCCCGAGTGGNCCNTACCCGACGACGTCACGCTCGTGCATGTCGACTGCGACCTCTACTCATCGACCCGGACCGTCCTCGCCCACCTCGGCCCACACCTCAAGCCCGGCTGCCTGATCGTCTTCGACGAGTACCACGGCTACCCCGGCTCAGAGGACCACGAGGAGAAGGCGTGGCGCGAGTGGGCCGACGGCAGCGGCGTCGGCTGGTCCGAGCTCGCCGCGGGCCCTGAACAGCTGCTCGTCCGGATCGAGGAGGGGACATGACCGTAGAGACGCTCCAGGTCCGCGACGAGATCAACGCCTCGATCTCTGCGGTCCCCGACGAGAAGATCGACGCCGCCATCGCCGTCGCTACCACGCTCGTCACTCAGCACGTCGGCACAATCGAGGTGCCGGCCGAGATTCTCGACCGGGCAGTGCTGCTCGTGGCGGTCGAGCAGATCAACCAGGACAAGGCGCCCAACGGCGTCCTCAATCAGTTCTTCGATGCCGGTGTCGGCGACGCCTCGGCAACCCCGGTGCGTATCGGNCGTGACCCGATGAAGCCGGCGTACCCGATCCTCGCCCCCTGGGTGAGCGGGAGGTTCTTCTGCGCATGAACGACGACCGTGTGATGGTCTACTACCTCTCCCCCGGCAAGGTTGAGCACGAGTTCTGCCAGTCGCTGCTGGAGATGTCGATTTATGACCTGATGACATCGCGGCACCTCGCCGGCGTGTTCGGTGTCCGGTCCGGGGCGCTGCTGGCGTCGGCGCGCAACAGCGTCGTCGAGCAGTTTCTGGAGGCCGACGCCGCCGACTGGCTGCTGTTCATCGACTCGGACATGGTCTTCGAACGGGAGAGCCTCGAGCTGCTGTTCGAGCACGCCGACCCGAAGAGCTGCCCGATCATCAGCGGCCTGTGCTTCGGGCTGGACTTCNTTGANGGGCCGTTCCCGGTGGTCTACAAGCTCGTCGACACCCCGGATGGCCCGATGACTCACCGGCCGTCCAAGCTCGACCGGGACACGGGTCTGATGAACGTCGACGGCGTGGGGACGGCGTTCCTGATGATCCACAAGAGTGTGTTGGTCGCGATGCAGGAGCGCGGGTTCTCGAAGGCTTACCCGTGGTTCCAGGAGACCGAGCTGGGCGGCGGGCACCCGGTGGGCGAGGACATCACGTTCTGTCTGCGGGCGCGGACGTTGGGCTACCCGATCGTGGTGAATCTGGATCTTCGGATCGGACACAAGAAGGATCAGGTCGTCATCGGGAAGGCGCCGGTCGCCGCCGTGGTCGACTCGAAGGAAGCGGTGCCGGCGTGACTGACCTCATCGAGGTCAACGAGGCGCTCGCCGAGCTTCTGGCCGGGGTGGTGTCCGACGTCGCGGTGTACGCGGTACTCCCGGAGGTGACCACTCCGCCGCTCATCGTCATCGGCCCCGGTGACCCGTGGGTCGAGTTCGAGGGGGCCCCGTTCGGTCGGTGCCGTCCGCGGCTGGCTGTGACCTTCATCGCCGACCGCGGCACGAATGACGTGCGGGTCGGTGAGGTGACGGACGCGGTNGTCGCGATCATGCGGGCGGTCAACGACTCGGNCGACTTCATGGTNANNCAGGTCGACCAGCCGGGGCAGGTNGTCTTGAACGGGCAGGCGCACCTGGGCGCGTCGGTGCTGGTCCTGACCGAGGTCGACGTCTGATGTCCCGCGGGGAGACCGTCAGCATCCGGGTCGACGGGCTAACGGCGGTTGTCCGTGCGCTGCTGGCGGTCGGGCTCGACGTGGACGACCTCAAAGACGCCTTCTCGGCCATCGCCCGAGAGGGCGCTTCTGTTGCGTCTAGGGCCGCTCCTCGTCTGACCGGGGCGCTGGCTGGCGACGTTCGCGGCAACCGGGCTCGCTCGAAGGCCGTGGTCACTGCCGGGCGCGTGCGGGTGCCCTACGCGGGGCCCATCAACTACGGCTGGGCGGCCCGCAACATCTCCGCCTCGGGGTTCATGCAGAAGGCCGACAAGGAGTGGCAGCCCTACGCGCTGCAGCGGCTCGCCCACGAAATCAACCTCAAGATCGCTCAGAAGGGACTCAAATGAGCAACAAGCTGACCATGCGGGAGAGCCTCGACGACCTCACGGGGTACGACGAGCAGAGCATCGAGAACCGGTTCGGTCTGCCTCCGATCGGCTCCGAGGGGCAGGAGTCCCTGGTTGGGCTCAAGTTGCTCCGCGCTCTGGTGTTCGCGAACCGGATGCACGACGGCTTGAGCGAGGAGGATGCGTTCAAGTCCGCGATGGGCCTGAAGTCCAAGGATCTCTCCGCCGAGTTCTCCACCGACCAGGAGGACGCGATGCCGGACGAGCCGGACACTGAGTCGGGAAAAGACGTCTCCGCCGACGTCGAGCCGCTGAGGAACGTGCCGCTTGGTGCATGATGACCGGCCAGTCGCTGGAGACCTACCTGGCCATGCCGCGACTGGAGCGCGACTCGTGGACCGACGCTTGGCGGCAGATGCACTCGCGGTAGCGGG